TGATACCAGTCAAGGATACGCCGAGCAAACGCTCGTCCTCTGTGTTGTCTTTCCATACCTTCCTCAAGTATTTAAAATCAGTCAACGTAGACTGCATGGTGCCCAAGATCGTAGCGAGACGTACTTTGCGCTTCAATGAGTCAAGCGTATCACTCTCACGTACGACGACTTCCGACAGATTACAGAACTGATACGGACGCAAAATAATTTCACTACAGGGGTTCGTACCCCACATGTGTCCTGTCTCGCGCCGACCGTTACGAGCAACCTGCTTGTCAGCAGCTTCACGATTGAAGATGCCCCGCTCTCCTGTCTTCGAGTCGTACAGGGCCAGCCACTCACGCATGAACGTACCTATTTCTGGCTTACCCTTGTAGGCTACGGAGTTGTTGGCGAGTCCACGCTGACCATCACGAAAAATACCGCGCTCAGGTTCGTCGTACCACTCACCCGTCTTGGCGTGACGCATCTGTTCGTCACTCAGGTTCGACAGTGAAATCAGGGCAGAGCGACGTACGCCACCTACCACAACAACCTCACCCACCTTACACATCAAGTCGTGACACTCGATAGGAAACAGACGACGACCTTTCGCCTTTTTGAAGAGCTTCACAGTGAATGTAAATAAATCATTGAGAGGCTTCGGCCCGGATGCACGACCACCCATCGTCTTGAGACGCGCACCTGACGGGCGTATAGCAGACAAGTCCCACTTCGGAATCTGACCGGCGTAGAGAAGAGCGATGAGTTCGCGCAACGACTTTGCCCATCCGGGCTTGGAGTCACCGACTTTGATGACCGTATCCGTGTCATTCATCGTGTCGCTGACAATCGGCAGTTTTTCTACGTTCTCCCGCTCGACGGAGAAACCCACACCCGTGCCACACATCAAAATGTACATGCACTCATCGAACGAACGAGGGCTGTCTACGGGTATATAACTACAGTTGTAGCCGCAGATGTTGTCCCGAGCGAGAGCAGGACCCGCAGTCATCATCGCACGCATCGACGGCATGATATCCTGACTCAGGATAGCTTGCTCGATGTCGAACATATCTGTGTCCGAAACTTCATACTGATGTTTGCCGCGAACCTGATTACGCATGTAGTTCGTGTAGCGAGACACGGTCTCGTCCCAGTTCTCGCGGCGCTGTTCATCGTCGAGCCAGCGTGCGTAACGTGACTTGTGTATGAATTGCTGATACGGTGTAGGTAACATGTTATTCATCTTCTATCTCCCCTATGAGTTTATCTAAATACCACCTCGCCTTTTCTAGGTCTTGGACGCCGTTCTTGTAACGGTAACGCCAGAGGTACTTTATTATGTTTCCTTGCAGGTAGTATTCGTAGCCTTCGTCTGTGGCAGCACGTATGGCTTCGATGCACTCAACCCCTGCTTGATTGTAGTGCGGCGGACTGTTTACCATGTCTGCATTCAACGTAGATCGAGAAGCAGCCCACGCAGCATACGTGTTTCCCTGCATACTTGCCATGCTTTCTTCTTCCATCCGCTTCTTCATGTAGTCATCGTGTCTCATTGCTTCTTCCCAAAATCTACCTTTACGACGTTCTCGTCACGCACAAGTACAAGCTCACCATTCTCCGTCTGTAAGCTAACCTCTTGCTGCTGACGCTTCATGCTTTCCATACCCGCCTCGAACACCATGTCGAAGTCGCTATGAAGTAACTCGATGACACCGGACAGTATGACAGAACCCATCTCCTGTAGGTCTTCATTCTTCATCGTGTCGTATGCTGCGATGGTGAAGCCGTCCTCTGCCTCTTTCATAATCAAGTACCATCTGTCCGGAAGAAGAGAAGCCTTCTCTAATTCGTGCTGTAAGTCACTCATTTGTACCACTCCTCTGGTATCGATCCCTCTGCCCACTCGAACTTGTTCTTCGTAGCCCAGTCTGCGTAGGTCGTTTTCGATCCCTTGTAAATTTTATTACGAGAATTTAAAAACACAAAACGTATATCGAGTTCGGGATACTGTTCCTTTACAAGAAGCATCTTCACTCGGTCGCCCTTGTCGAGATGTCCCTTCGCTTCGATGTATATGTTTGTCGAGGGGATGAAGAAGTCAGGCGTATAAGTACGAGGCTTAGGAATGTAGGTCAGCTTTGTTGACTCATACTCGTACGTAATGCCACGGTCGGCAAGGGCACGTGCTAAGTTCAATTCGAAATTCGAACGAAACCCGGCCTTCTTGGCCGAGCTTTGTTTCATAGACGCATTCCGACGGACGCTAGTCGCTTTAGGAGATATCCGGCCAGCTTTGGGGACTGACGTTCCAGCGAAAAGCATTCGTTTGTCAAACAAGTCAGGGGGACACATACATTAACTCCTGCATTAGCTAATCGACTTATCTTTTGTATTTGATGTTCGACTGTTGTGATGTCGCGTTTCTCCGTGTTCGGAGATAACACGCCATCCTGCGTGAAATTCTCTCGCAGTGTCAACGGTAAACCCCGCTCGTGTTGACGCAAAAAAATAATCTTACGTTCTCCACCGGCACCGATGTGGGCTTCGATGTAGACGTGATACATATCTTTGTTGAGTTTGAGAAGCTCTAGCTCGTAGTCGCGCGTAAATACATAGGCCATCAAATCTCTCGTGTCTTAAGGCGAGAGTACCACACCATCGGTGGTGACTTGGCCTGTGAGGTTACGCGGGGATGTACGACTGCGTTAGGCCAGCAGTGTGTCTTGTATCCACACAGGCCGCACTCTTTCGGCAAAACCTTGTTGCCTGTGCGTATCACCTCGCCCTTACGCTTGTACGTTTCGAACTCGTCTGTGTACGGGCGGAACATAGCCACATCCGGATCACTAAGAAACTTCACACGCTTCTTCGCATCCGCAAGGTACTTGTCCTTGTCTTCACCCGTCCAGTCGTACGTTTCAACTACTGCGACTTCGCCACTTGACTTGTTCACTACGATCCATCCACCGAAGGGCATACCCACCGCTTCGGAATACAGGAAGCCCTGCATGATATAACCGAAGGGATCGTCCGTCTTCATAGCCTCGTAGCCGCCGAAGCCGGTGAACTTGTTCTTGAAGGCCCAGTCACTTGCTGACTTGATGTCCCACACCTTCTCGACACCTGCGCCGTCACGTATGATGACATCGAGTGTGCCGGTGATGTGATACCCGTCGAGATCGAGTTCGACCTCTCGCTGGTAATCTACGATGTCGATACCGGCTTCACGCATGACAAGCATCATGAGGGCTTCTGTGATGTCGCCGTACAGGAAGCGCATGATGCTGTTGTACTGCATCGTTTCTTCGATGCCGTGCTTGTCACACACTTGTTGACAGAGAGGCTTTCCGAGTCCGGACATGCGTATGCGATACTTACGCTCTCGTCCGCCTAGCTGACTTATGACAGCCTTCTTACAATCTTCAACAAACAAATCGACGTTAGCCGGGGAGAGGGTTGTCTCCCCCCGGATAACTTTTGTCATGTAGTCTTGGATATTAAGCAGCATCTGCATCTTTGAAGTCTGCTGCGAGATCGTAGTCTTCATCCGCAAGCTGCTTCTTCGACGCTTCGACATGCTCCTTCATAATCATATCGTTATGGCCATTGATGGTTTCTTCGAACTTCATCATCAGCTTCTTGTCCTCTTCATTGAGAGGCACAGTGCCTTCGAGTGTCGGCACAGGAGTCCAGTAAATCACACTGCCCCGCTTGTTTTTATGCGTACGCAACAAGACGCGACACTGACACATCAACTTGCTCTGGTTCGACAGACTGCTGATGAAGTCAGAGATGGGCTTGAAGCCCGACTTCTTGAAGTACGCAACGAACGGCTCTTCAGACAACGTGACGGGGTTCCCCGCATCATCCTTAAAGTCGCCACTAATCTTCCCGTAGATCACCTGATTACAGACGACGCTACGAGAGAGCAACACACGCGGATCACCCTCGTCAAGTGATTCCTCTTCGTCACGTGACAAGCGTCCGCACTTATTGCCACCGGTGCTGTCAGGGAACGACGCACGCAAGTCTGCGGTCTGAACCGACTTCGAAGCGAACCCGCCCCGTCCGTCGTTCATTTCCGAGTCCCACATACTATATTCGAACCGACGCATCAACGGCTGGATCGTCACCTCTTTGGCATAGATGGTGCGACCGTCAACCATAATCTTCCAGTCCCCCCTCGTAAGCGGCTCTCCCTCGTTCGATTCCTGATCGTAGTTGATCCCTAAACGAGGCAAGCCGACACGCTCCTTCGGTGTGTTGTCTGCCTGTCCCGTGAGGCGCATGATCTCCTTGAGGTCATCGCCACCAAGTATTTCTACCATTTCTGTCCCTTGCATAGTCCTTCTCCTTTTCGGAAATATAGGGTGTATGATATCTTATAGTTCTACTTCATGTAAGTCAAGCCAGTTTTTTCCCATCTTCAATTCTATGCCCACCGGCATGTCGTACGTCAATCCGTAACGACGCATAGTTTCGAACGGCAGTGACAGCATCGCGTGCTTCATCAAGTCGATGCACGTGTCCTTTTCGTCCGGATGGACATCCATCACGATAGAGTCGTGGACAGTGTTACAAATCACGCTGCTTATACCTGCGCTCTTGACAACATTATGCAATGAAACCAGTGCGATAGGTAGTAAGTCAGCCGTAGCGAACCCCTGCACCGGATAGTTGCATATCGCCGTACGATTTGTAGCCGTGCCATATTCTGTCCAGCGTGCGTCAGGGAACGCG